AATAGAAAGAAAAATGGGATTATTAACAGTTGTTATGGCTCTAATAGCCAAATGCCTGATAATCAGCCCTAAAAAGGGGTTTTTCTATTGCGCCAAAGCCCCGAAAAAGGGTAAAAAATGGTGCTTTTTGGTAGGTTTAGGCGCAAAAATCGGCAAATTCTCGGCAAATTTTTAGCTACGACTATGGCAAAAACATCGCTTCGTTTAGATACTCGCCGGGCTTTAAAAGATGGTACTTACCCGGTGCAAATAGTGGTAGGCCACGGAACGGATATTTACCTTAAAACTGGTATATATGCCGCCGTGGGTGAGTGGGATGCCTTGACACTGCAATATACAGGCAAAGGCGCACGGCGTGTAAACTCTGCTCTTGTGTCAATGGTTGCTATGATTTCTAATCGCATCATGGAACTTAAAGAAACTGGGCAATGGGCAAAGTTGACACGTGGGCAAATCAAACAAATGCTTACTGACTTAGATTTGGAAAAGCCCACGATCGACGTGCCAACAGTTAGTGACGTATTTTCGTCAATGTGTGAGGGGCGTGCCGACCGCACAAAGGGCATAACAAAAAGCACCTCATTGAAGATACAGGCTTTTGGTTTCGACGTTTCAAAGCTGCACTTTGAGCAAATAACTTCAACATGGCTTGATGATTTCTATGCCTCTATGTCTGGACTATCCATCAACACAAAAGCGGCTTACATGAAAACTATCAAGCGTGCTTTTAGTTGGGCCATCGACCATGATATTACCACAAATGACCCTTTCAGGCACTACCATATTAAGGTAGAAGAAACACGTATGAGGGATTTGCCAATAGAGAAAATGAGGCAACTAATAGACTTACCATTACAGGGGCTTTATCCTGAATATCGTGATTTGTTCTTACTTACTTTCTACCTGATAGGTATCAATACCGTGGATTTAGCCGACTGCACAAATGATAGCATTGTTAATGGTAGGTTAGAATACCGCCGACATAAAACCAATAAGCTATATAGCATTAAGATTGAGCCGGAGGCAATGGCTCTTATCAATAAGTATCGTGGCAAAAAGCATCTTATACGTTGCTTTGATAGGTACAAAGACTATAAAGCCTTACAGGGTAGCGTAAATAACGCTCTGGCTAAAATGGGGCCTGCCATGCTTGACGATAACGGTAACTTCGTACTTACAGGCAATAACCGCAAAGAAATGCAACCATTGGAAAAGGGGTTATCTTTGTACTGGGCACGTTATTCCTGGGCTACGTATGCCGCCGACTTGGATATACCTAAAGACACTATTAGTGAGGCTTTGGGACACTCTCACGGCGCAAAGGTTACAGGTGTATATATAAAGTACAATAGGGATAAAGTGGATGCCGCTAATCGCAAAGTGATTGACTACGTTTTAGGTAAATAATGCAATTGCCCGGTGCCAACCTCACGGCTAACATCGGGCTTGCACTATTAAGAAAACAGATTTTTATCTTTTACGTCTTAGATACAAAAACATAGCGTAAATAATCGCCGCCACGCAACATAAAAAGCCAATATGGTAAATTGTACGCTGATACCATTTTAGGGCTTTCACGCCTTGTTTCTGCGGCTGCTGCTGCTCGGACTGCTTTTTGTCTTTGTTATATATAGCGTTCTTTTGCAGCTTGCGTGTGTCTGTGCTGTCCTTGGTCTGGGTGATACTTTCGGCTTTCGTCTGTGTGGCTTGCTTACCATGATGGTATGACTTTACGCCGTTGGCTCTGATTAAGCCACTATCAATAGTTAGCGTTCCGCCGCTGTCTGCAAACTCTATGTACCCCCAATCATTGTAAAACGTTAGGGTGGCCCGGTTCTCTGCCTTGATAGTGGACTTTGCCACGCTGTCGGTTACAAACTGGGTGGTGTCGGTTCTTTCCGTGGTGGATGCCTCCGATACTACCTTTTTTGTCTTGCAGCCCATCAGCGATAAAAACGCCAATAGGCACATACAGATAGTTATAAACTTCTTCATGTCGTTACTATTTGATATTCTTATACTCGGTTGTAGCGTCAAAAGATGGGCACGCCTTGGCTGCAAAGTCTCGGTGTCCGTGGATGGTGGCACCGGGGTATTTGTGCTTTAGCTCGGTGAGCAACTTACACAAAGCTGCCTTTTGCTGTGGGGTTCTTGTGTCCTTTGGTGTCTTGCCATTGGATGCCACACCGCCAACATAAACCACACCTACGCTATTTTGGTTGTGTCCGTAGCAATGCGCCCCCACCTTGCTTTCAGGTCTGCCCGGCTCTACTGTTCCGTCCAAATCCACTACGTGATGGTAGCCGATTCCGTCCCAACCTTTTTGCTTATGCCACTTGTCAATGTCTGCCGCCTTGAAGTCCTTGCCCTCTGGGGTGGCCGTGCAATGTACTATGATTTCGTTAATCTTTCTCATTGTTCTTAATATCCGTTTTGTGGGTCACGATTAGCGCAACCTTTGATTACACATTTATAGCGTTGTAGGTCTAATTCCAACTGCGCCTTTTCCTTGTTTAACTCTAAGATGTCTAAGTTTTGCTTTCTTACTAAGTCGGTCTGTTCCGCAAATCTCTGCTCTTTCTCTTTGAGCTGATTTTGCAAAAAGTCCATGGCCTCACGCAAAACATTAAACTCCACGTTATCGGCTTCGGCTTCCTCCTTGCGTCGGTTGGTCTTACGATTCATACAGTACTTAATCATTTCCCAACCTCCCAAAGCGGTAATAACCGATACCACGATTTCTATTACTTGCATGGTGATATGTCGTTAAGTTCGTAAATCACTTTATCGCCTTTCTGCTCTGTCACTACTACATATTTAGTAAGTAACAATTTAAGCAAACCCATATCTAACTTATCAGATAGTAGGGTAATGGGTTCTTTAATAATCTCCATTTCTGATACGTTGCATTGTTTGATACCTTAATTTATGTTTGTTTCTTAGTGCCAATACCTCGTAATGCCCTTTGATATACACATATTCTTTGAAAACGTGTGGCTCGATCATGTTAAGGATTTTACGGCGGTTGGCATATTCATTGGTATGCCGTAGCAAACCTAAATATGAATTTATGCTATTTACGGCGTGTATGGCTTGCCGTTCATTGGTTGCCTTGTTTAGTCTCCTGACGGCTGCGACAAAGTTAGTTATCGTGCGATTACAGGTATAGACACGTCCGGGTTTTATGATTGACCCGGTAAACTCCACGCCCTTGCTGTAATGTTGCAAATAAAACTTTTTCTCATTCAGCCTTAACCCTAAACTGGCTAACAATTCACGGATTTTAGGCATTAACGCCAATAATTTTTCTTTATCCTTATGGATGCAATAGAAGTCGTCCACATACCTACCATGATGTTTTATGCCCTCGGATTCCAAATACCAATCAAGCGTATTTAGTAAGAAATTGGCAAAAATCTGGGCAAATAGGTTTCCGATGGCTACGCCCTTGCCCTCACCATTCGTAAATAGTGATTTGTTCTTATCCAATTTCTCCCAATAGCTCATAGGGCTGTGCCGCTCACAATTCTTTTCAGGACTGTGCAATATTACGACACGGCAAAGGTAGCGCAAATCGTCTATGTCCTCGCCCTTGTAGTTCTCCACTATGAAACGATCGACTTTATCAGCCAATAACTTTTTGTCGATGCTCATAAAGAAGCCCTTTAAGTCAAGTTTCAAGATATAGCAATCTTCTGTATAGTCGTTGCTACACTGCCTTATATCTTCCTTTAGCATATTCACACCATAAAGCTGCCCTTTGCCCTTGCGACAATTAAAAGTACGTGGGCTAAATATCTGCTCGAATAGCGGATTAAGGCGCAAAGCTATGTAGTGGTGTATAATTCTATCTTCAAAGGATGCTGCAAACACTTCTCTATATCGTGGACGTGTAACGACAAAGCAAATAGATTTGCCCGGCTGATATGTTCTATTGTTGATTCTGTCACGCAAAGCAACTAAACGGCTTTCGTAGTCCATTTCATATACAACTGCGCTTGCTGTCCGTCTCTTACTGTGCCGACAATCAAAATATGCCTCTAAAAGCCATTCTGTCGTTACCATATCATCGTTATTTCTGTTTTCTGTAAATAGTGCTGAAACTGCCCTAACTCTGTTTGTGTTGCTGGCCTTAGTGTTCCAATTGTTCGTATTACCGTCGTTGAGGTTCAGATTCCATGCGTTGGTAGCACTGTTCTCGGTTGGCCGCAATCTGTGGTTTATTTTCTTGCTCTTAGCCGTAAATGACGGCATAAACCCCATTTATTACGGAAAACTGCGCTCTTGGTCTGTCGTAACATTCCAATTCCGGCTACACCATCTTTTGCATAGTGGTGTTTTTCCATGCTGATGATTGTTTACCTATTCCGTCCATTAACTCGATTAGTGTTGCAAATTTCCCTTTACCTAATATCCATTTTCTTTCACCTGCTACTCGTATTAGCGTTTTAAGTGTTTCAAAGCGTGTCTGAAACTCGGTTAGGTGCTTTGCTGTTTCGGCTTTATCCTTATTGATGTAAGCGGCTGCAATATCGT